CCCTTTATCAAACGCCAGCGGTATTGCACGGTATTTTTCCCAAACTGCAATTTCATCGGCATTATATTTGTATTCATCAACCAACATTCTATAAGCAATTGCCGCCCATTTGGTGAATAAATCAACGAATACCAATAAAATAAACACGCCCAATATTTGAACGTGTTTTATATGAATTAACCACATACCCAATGCACCGGCGCCACTTAGTAAAACTTTTATTAAAAAACTATCCGTCAAAGAGTTCCAACCTTCAACAAAAAACCTAGTGAAATGATCCATTACTTACCCCTCATTTAACCCTACCTAAGCCATATACGCTACGCGCTATATTAGCTTTTCTCATATTAATTTTATCTAGTTGTTCCCTCTTTTGTTCGCCGCTCATGCGTTCATTATTAATAATAGCCTTAGATGCTTTATTTAAGTTTTTAAGGCTATTACTTGCATTTTTGAGTTTTGCAAATTCTTTAGCATCGTATCCTTCCGGCCGTTGCCCTGTTAATTTGAACTCATTATGTAGTTTTTCTTGTTCCTTATAATCGTCATATACACGTTGAACGCTATTTGATGATTGATAAGGTGCCGCGGTAAACCCTCTTAACCCCGGAGCTTCGTACCATTTTTTAGATGCATTATTTTCTTTTGCACCAGATACCGCATCAATTCCGCTTAATCCTAACCCAGCAAGGCCGCCGCCGTACCCTCTTATTGTATTGTCTACAACATACGGTGAAACGTTTATTTTATCGCCTACGAATTTTGCTACCTCGCTAGTGTTCGCGCCGTACTGTAGGCGTGCCGGCAAGTTTTCTTGTGATTGCGGAATGATATTGCGTTGTCTAAATAGTGAATAATTAGTTGTTGCTTCAACAATAGGTATCATAGCCGTAGGCATAAAACTTGGTGCAAGGCTATCAAATACGCGATCACCAAACCCTTTAAAACCTACGCTTTTACGATTGTTTTTCGCATCGTCCATATACTGTAGCATACGTTCAAATGACGTACCGAATAAAACGCCGGCTTCAAACGGCTTAGGAATTCTATACATATTTTCTTTACCCGGAATTATCCAGAATGTATCCTTTTCCCATTGCGGTAATTCTTGGTATCGCTCATCATCTTTATTCATGTACCATAACATAACACTTGGTAATGTGATATAAAGCATAGTTTTAACCGTCATACCGCGCGGATCTTCTTTAAAAGCGCGTGCCATTTTGTCTGCGCCTTGAATTGTTGCATTAAAGAAAGCTATTACTTGGTTAGCTTTCTTTGTGTGCGTACCTCTACGGCTGAAATCTAATGTAATATCACGGCTTTCTAGTGCTGCTTCTCGTGCTGATAGCGTGTTTCTTTCTTTACCGAATAAGCGATTACCAACGCCGGTATAACCCTTTCGTGCATTGTCATATTCCGCCAATCGCGTTGCCATTTCTGTTGCTTCACTCATAGCGCGCAATGCTTCAATAGGGTTTTTAATTAACTTCGTAAACTTGCTTTCACGCTTCATAATGTCGCGTAATTGGCCACCTAAATAGTCGCGGTCTAGCGATACCATTGCCGCATGTGCTGCACCAGATTTTTTATACTCCCAAAATGTTTGACCTTTCTTCAAGTACAAAGCCAAACCTTTGAACGTATCAACAATAGGAATAAAACCATGTTTAGAGTAAATCGCCGCGCCTATCATATCGCGGACTGGGTTGCGCAAGATAAATTCTGGCGATAATGTAGCACCAGCACGTAGCCAGCTTGCCGGATAAGATAAAATCTTCATAATCATATTAGATTGTTCTTTATCCAACATGCGCATAGTTTCGATAAGTTCCGGTGTTGTTTCGTACGTTACTTTTTGCCCGTTCTCCCATACATTGAACGTATTATCCGTTTTCGCCTTATCACCTTTTACACGTTCCACAATTTGCCCAACGCCTTTTTTATCGGCTAATTTCGCAAATGTGCGGCCAACGTGATTGCGTTCTATTGCGTTATAGAATTGAAATGTATTTTTTATAATGCTTTCCAATGGATCTATAATATCGCGCGTACTGCCTTTTAACCGTTTAACCGGACTGGATACATCAATAAACCCCTTGCCACCAGATAAGAACGATTGCATGCCTACGTCTGACATATCGCGGAAAAACGGAATGTAATGCGGGTACATTTTACGCATTGTATGGTACGCTTTAGCCGTCAACATACCCTCTTTAACAAGCATCGTCAATAGATAATCTTGATATTTATAGATTTCTTTGGCCGCCTTTTGAAAACGTTCATTTCCGACGTGCTTGCCTAATACAGCAGCATCTTCCGTGTATGAAAACGTTGCTTTTTGTTGGTTCTTATGTAGGTCTAAATCGTGTAATGCCACTAGATACGCGGAAAAATCTTTATGTTCTCTCTTTCCGATATCCTTAATAATATCTTTAAACGCTGGAATTTTATATTCCGGCGCGCCGTGTTCAATTAACGTTTCCGCCTTACCGGCCCAACCACGCGCCAGCCACGCTTGCATATACGGATTATCATCAAACGAAATTTTTTCACCCGTTTCACGTTCGACTTGCTCAACTAAATCTTTCAACGGGTTCAATTCATCAATTAATTTAGTGTATACATCGCTCATCGCTTTTTTGATAAAGTCGCGCGTTTCACCGCGTTTAACCGCATCAATAGCTTGGCTCACTTTCCCTTTACTCTCAAACGAAATACTGCCCTTTACACGTTCCGCCCCGCCTTGACGGTGCCATTCATGAACCAGTTGAGATAATTTATTGGTAATACCGTTTAATTCCGGTTCTTTTGCAATCGCTTCCGTGAAATGTTTATAAAATTCTGGGAATTCGCGTTTAGCTTTGGCGCGATCGCTTACGTAATCGTGAAAGAATTCTGCGTATCCTTCGCCGCGTATACCTTCCATGCCTAACTTGTTGTACGCTTTCCCGAAACGGTCTTGAACTACGCGATTAAATTCGTTGTTAAAACGTGGTTCATTACTGAATTTAAAATAGTTATCCACATAATGCCCTAACTCATGCATGATAACGCGGAAATCGCCATAATTACCGCTACGAATGACATCGGTATAAGTATTGTACCAGCCGCCAACGCCTTTTTTACCTAATCGGCCGCTTTTAATACGTTGATTAAACAAGGTATTAACTGCATCTATGATTTCTTTACGTGTTACGTTTCGCCCTAATCGCTCTACTTCATCAACGCCAGTATGCGGCGTTTCCTTGCCCCTTACGCTATATTGTAATGGTTCTGTAGGTTTAACGCCTTTACTTTCCAAATAGCGATTTGCCATTGCTTCGTTGCCGTCAAAGGCTTTTACAATGGCTTCGTGTACTTGTTCATGCGTTGCATGTTCAAGTAATTGGCTAGGTTGCTGCGCGTATGCACTTACGCCGCCTTCTGCCGGTTCTGCTTTTAACGTTTTTAGTTCTTGCGTATCTGCAATAAGTTCGGCAGCGCGATCAGTACGAACACGTTCCATGTATTCATGGCTCAATGTTTCAACTGGTACATCTAAGGCTTCTGATAATTTAACTTTCACCGCATCAAGTTCAGTTTTCGGAATATTTGGCTTTGTTGCGCGGTTCAAATCTTGCAAGATTTCCGTATTAGAATGTACTTTATTCTCTAATTCCGTAAATCGTGTTTCCGATGCATCATCTTTTACAACGTCTTTCAATTCATTTACGATTGTTTCGCGTGCTTTCAATGGCAAATCATCAATAGCATTTTTCAAACTTACGTTTGGCGCATCTTCTTCGTATCTAAATTGACTGTTTACATCGTTTTCAACCGCCTTTTCTTGAATTTTAGGTTTTTCACCCTCTACAAATTCAGTATTCATGCGGTTTTCTGTAGGAAATTCGTTTATTTCGCCTGTACGGGCCGTTTCTCTTTCGCCTTGATAGTTTATACCTAAATCTTCGTTTTTAACTGCTTTTTTATCGCCGGTTTCAACAAATGTATTCAAATCTGTATGTGATTGTTCCCCATTTATCGTTTTTTCGTTTTCGATAAACTCATCTTTGAATGGTTCATCACGTGTAACACGATTTGGATCTAGGCTGCTATCTTTAAATGATGTATCACGTGGCCCATTTTCATATTTTCCATAGTTCCCATTAAATGTTTCTTCTGCAATTTGAGCGCGAACATTATCACGAGCAACGGAAGGGTCTGGGCGTTCGTAGGTTTCACGGATAATTTTAGCCATTTCTGCAGGTGTTGCATCTGGTCTTGCGCGCATTGCTTCAAGTGCTGCGCTTTCCGTGTTGTGCAATTCCCATACGCTGAAATCAACTTGCGTTCTCCAATCCCATGGGTCTAGCCCTCTACTTTCGGCAAATTTCAACAAGCCTTTTTCACCGTTCAATCTATCCCCAGTAAATTGAACCAAACCGCGGGAACCGTAGCCGTCGCCACTTGTTATAGTGGTATTAAAACTACTTTCGGCGCCAATATTACCAGTCATGCCCGCCGCTTCAACGTCGCTTAATCCGTTTTGACGATATCGGTTATATATATCAGCTTGGATATTCCCCGTTTCTCCCTCATAGGCTTGGCCGTTCAATGCATCTTCGGTATATGCACGCGGTTCTACTGCATTTGCAGTTTCTTCCGGTACTGGAATATCTTCAAAAGCGTTGTACAACACGCCTTCTTGCATGTTTGGTTCTTCCTTCTTAAAGCGTTCCCCGATATCTTCAAACGCATTAGATGCCTTTTCTTTGATATGTTCGCCAACACGCCCTACACGTTCGCCAATGGCGCCAGTTACCTTTTTAGGTGTTACGCCTTTAACCATGCCAACCGGTAAAAACACATCGTCCCATAAATTAGTAGGGTTCATGACAATATTTTTTGCGAACTCGCCCGGATTATCAACTAAACGCCCAACCGGTTCCGTAATAGGATCTACTAAAACATTTTTTGCCGTAGCAACATATTTATTCCCTAATACCCCGTCCGGTGCCGTTCCTTCGTTTTCTGCCATTGCATTGGCATCGTACGTTTCGACTGTATTGCCGATAACCGTAGGTGCAGCTAATATACCCGCAACCATTCTGACTTGTGGCGGTACAAGCGGCGTAATGGCTACGTATCCCGCTGGCTTACCAACTCCGGCATTGTATGCCTCTACTCTTGCTTTGTTTAGGCCCGGCGTTTCATGTCCTTCTATAAAATCTCCGTTATCATCAAATGCTGAAAAATTATCTCCATTAGCTTCAAGGGCATTAGCAGCACTTTGTGAATACTCCCTACCTAGATTATTTGCTTTATTTACTACATCATCTTTCCAATTTGATAATGTATTCATTACATTATCATTAATTTCTTTGCCTGTTTTATCAATCCATTCAATATTGTTTTTAACGCCATTAGCAACATATTCGGCATTATTTTTAACACTATCCCATAATGTAGGCTTGGGCGCGTTGCCTACATCATCACCGTATTCGGTTGTTATATCTTCAAAGGCGTTGCCGTTTCCAGCTGCCTTGCCGTATTGGCTTGTAATATCATCAAACGCACCCATAGTCTACCCCTTTTATTAATAAGATTTTAACCACGATTTATAATTGCCGTATCCGGCCGCATCAAGTTCCGCCGCTATCTGATCATCGCTCCAGCCTTGCGCTGATAGTTCGTTCATTCGCTTGGAAACTGCTGCTTGTTCTTCGCTTGAATATGTCGGTTGACGTTTAACCGTTGGCGTTCCAGCACCACCGCCACCAGTAGGCGCACCGCTTAACGCACTTTGTAATTGTGCATAGTATGGGCTTTCGCTTTCGCTCTTATCCGGGTTAGCTTTTACCCATGCAGTATGCTGCGCGGATAAAGTTCTTAATACTTGTGCATTATAACCGCTTGTACCTGTTTGTGTAGCCGTTGCCGGTTTAATATGAGTACCTACATATTTCATGCTGCCGTCTGTACCAACAATGTACGTTTTACCGTCAGGTAAAACTTTAATGTTCTTGGCCCCGAAATTGCCGATATTTTTCATTTGGCCGTCCGGTGTCATTACGATAACTTGGCCGTTAGCGAATTGTTTTGTTTCAACCTTGCCATAACCGCCCATATCTTGAATAGTACCGTCGCCCATATTGTAACGTACAATGTGGCCGTTTTGCGCACTACTAAATTTATAGTCCGGTTTATCAAGCGCCGCAATGGAATTCAAGTTATTCATATCAATAGTGCCAGCACCCACTTTACTTGCTAGATAATTATATCTTGCAACGGCTGGCGCTAATCCTTTAACCCGTTTTGTGTTGTATGTATCTACAACCGGGTTGCCGTCTTTATCTTGCGTAAATACAAGATTATTCATGATTTGTTGACGCATAGGTTCAAGAACTTTTTCTTGATATTCGTTGACTTGTTGCGCATACATCGAATTGATATCGCTTTGATATTGTTCGCTTGCAAGCCCTTGCGCGGTTTTAAAATCAAAGCCCGCTTTGACTAGTGCTAGTGTGTTAGCACCCAATCGTTTGCGGGCTTCTGTAGTTAGACTTGCTTTGTCCGGAATGGCGTATTGTCCTTGCGCTTTATCCTTTTCGGTATTACCATCGCTTACCAAATTGGGCGCTTGGTGAAAAAAATTAGTACCCCGTTGTTGTACCATGTCTTGGTACGTTTGAGGTACGCCAATACCGGTATTGTTTAGATTTTGAAAGTTCCATAAGCCGGTACTTTGTTGTGGTTGCGTTGCCACCGCCGGTGCATCTGTATTCGCTTGTACAGGTGCTGCCGGTTGTAGTGTTTGTGCCACTTGTCCAGGTTGTGTAGGTTGTCCCCATAACCCATTATGTTGTGCCACCATTTGAGCGCCTACGGAATTGTTCCGCATTGCATCATTTACATATTGCGCGGAATTGAATTGTGTTGGTTGCATCTGCATTGCATTCCTATTTTGGTTATCAATCACTTGTAACTGGTCTTGCCCTTGTTGAGCATCACCATTTAACATGCTTTGATACCCTTTCGCCATTTTATTATTTTGCAATGCACCTAGCCGATGTGATGCATATTGTCCGGCTAGTTCGCCAACTGCTGCCCATGGTTCAAAGTCTTGTAAATAAATAACTCCCATTGTGTTATTCCTCTACTTTCTCAGTATTTTTCTTACTACCTTTTTTGCTTGCTTTTTTGCCAGCATCGTCTTTAATGGCTTGTAGTTCATCTTCATTGATACCTTCGGCCATAATACCGTTAGCATAGAATAGATTATCACCAGTACATTGCAATTCATATACATGTTCTGTTTCGCCTGTTGGCTCACATACTGTAATAGGTTGATAGCCATGTACTGTCATAATTGGTTCGCCAATTTCTAGTGCTTCAACCAATTTTAAACCGTTCGGAGTGAGTACCTTTTCGCTACCTGTAGTTGTAACTTGGCAATCAGTAGTATGTAATTGATATGTTTCTTTATCTCCCATATCATGCAATGCGATTACATCATTAACCGCGCCTAAACTGATTACTGTATCACCATTAACAAATGTTTCAATTTCCTTGCCACCTTCCGGTGTTGCAATTTCTGTACCTGCTACAAAACAAAAACCTTTCATAAACCCTCCTAAGAAACCACCACTACCTTGGCGTACTGTTGTTTGTGCTGGGCTAGCTAACCCATATCGTAACGTCATGTAGCGGTTCAATAAATCTTCCTGATCTGCATTATTAAGTTGTGCCATAGAATAGTAATCTTTCGCCGGTTGAATTGCCGCTTCTTGTGTGGTTGCGCCCGTGTTAATTGGGTTTTGTGCTAACCCTTCACGTTGGCCAACTAGTCCAGCGGCCGTTCCTGCGTTGCTCATTTGATTAGTATATCCTTGGTTCATCAAATTAGCCTGGTTTACTATCCCATTTTGTTGGTTATTATATGTATTACCCCATAGCCCCATTTTAGCGCCTATGCCACTTAAATTATTATTAAGTGCTTGGGTGTTAAGCCCTGCCGCTTGGTTAAGGTCTTGGGCATATTGTGCTGCTAATGTGTTAGATGCATTTTTACTGATATTGTTAATAGCAGTATCTGCTTGTGAAGAATTGATAATACCACGGCTTGCAAGTCCGGATACTGCACTACCTAATGTGCTTTCTAAATCATTGTTTAGTGCCTTTTGGCGTGCTTCTTGGTATGCAATAGGCAATTGGCCCGATGTAATAGCGTTCATAGCATTTTGATTTTGCAATAATGCTCCGCTATACTCATTAGCTAATTGACTTGCCGTATTGTTCATATTATCAACGCTTGCCGCTAACTGATTAGCGTATTTTGTGTTGTCGGTTAGGTTCTGCGCACCAGCACTTGAAATCTGATTTTGTAACGCACCAATCGCATTTTGATTATTTTGATTAGTCCCTAGATACTGATTGAACATATCTTTATATGCCGGTGTAATCACATTGCTTAGTGCTGCATCACCCATGCCTTGCAACGCATTGGCACTTTGGTTAGTTCCGTTTATCCAACCAATTTGCCCTTTTAGCAATTCTTTTTCTTCGGCGCTGGCCGTAGGTAATTTTGCATCAATGCTACTTACCTTTGATTTTTTGCCGCCACCGCCAAATAATTGCAAGTCAAATATAAACATGCTTTTCCTTTCTACAAAGTTGCTTCAAGGTGTTTTCTAACAGTCTTTAGCACTTTATAATCGAACCCATTATATACATAGTCCATAGTTGGAACGCGTTCCATTTTCCACTTCTTAATGAACCCTTTAACGCTGCGATGCGTAGCCGTTACGATAATGTCTAAATCATTTAACTTCATCACTTCAACAATGTATTTGCCAATTACTTTCATATCCCCGTATGTTTGCCAGATTGTAAAATATCTTACGCCTTCATATTCATTGATAGTCCAGAATAAGAAGCCCGCATTAGGAAAGTATTTGAAATAATAGTTGTATTTGTCTTTGTAGTTATTATTTTCATCGAAATAGTACCCGCTTAGGTCTACACGCTCGCCCGTTCTACGTTCATAATCCTTTATCATATTTTCAAGGCTATCCGTTTTCACTATGCCACCCGCTTCCACATGTATACAGATAAGTACGGCTGCATAATATTATGTGCTTGTCCGCCACCATCAGCATTGATATCGTGTGAATGTGCCCCGCTACTATTAATTACTACTTCATGAGAATGTGCTCCACCTGGTTGTATATCTACTTTTGCTCCAATTGTATTTGAAGAACCGCCACTTATCGTACTATCGAAATTATATATTCTAAGTTCTTTTTGTCCATTCTTACTATAGGACTTAATATCCGCGGAATGAGTATGTTCGCCCGCTTCACTTGCCGTTCCTGTATGCGTATGTGCGCCACCATCACCAGTAGCCCCACCATGTTTATGGCTAGGCATTTCTTGCACTGTTAATGTATGTGTTTCAGCACCGCCAACACTACCAGCATTATACTTAGTACCTTGAGATAACAGTACTCTGCCTTGCTCGATATATTCCCACGTGCCGAAGCCAAACAGTTCGTTAGGGTTCGTTGAAACGGTACTGCAAAAGATAGCCCCTATCGGATATGCCTTTGTTAATACCTCATTGATTTTAGGCTTTAACGCATCTATATCTTTTCTGACCGCATCAAACATGTCGGTAATGCTCTTTTCAAGATGTGCGCTGGTTACTTGCTTTTCGCCAATATTCCCGCTTTTTACTTCGCCATCGCCAATCTTAATACTAGATATGGATTTATCCGCCATTACATCGCCGCTAAACCCCGGACGGTAGTACTTAATGCTTTTAACCGATGTACTATCTGTAACTACAATGGCAACTACAATACGAAGCACTGACTTCCATTGAACGCCGTTATATAGGTACATCTTATCGGCTACCGTGTTATAGTGCATTTTATCCATTTCAGCCTTCGGCGCACTTGCTTGGCGCACTGGTTCAATAGTAGTACTGCCATAACTTAACGCGCCCGATGCGGAACGTTCGATATATAAATACGATGTAGATCGTGCTGGTAAATTCCATGCACTCGTTTTATTTGTAATCGTACTTACATAGTCTACACTTCCGTTATCATCGTACCCGTCGGCGAATGATAATAATACAGGTGTTTGACTGCCGTCAATCATTACACTTAGGTTATCACCAATCAAAAACGCCCATTCACTATTACCAACCTTACCGTTTAGCACCCTATTCCGTAGCACACCACCGCCTGTATTACCGCCACCGCTAGCCTTTAATTCTACGGCTTTAGCGACTTCTAATATTTCAGCCCGGTTTTTCTGAATGCTATCCTGCACCGTATCCCCTTGGGGTGTAATATCCAAAGGGTGTTTTTCTTTATATGCCATTTTATACTTCCTCGTATGTATAATCTAACTGCCTTAGGGATATAGCCCCTTTTTGAACGTGTATTTTAAACTGCACATTACGATTAGCACCGCCACCAATCTTATACGCTTTGGTGTATTCGTTAGTGTTCATCTTGCTTGTAGCATTTATAGTTTTCATCGTTGCATAATATGTTTTAGTAGCCTTACTAGCAAAATTAATAGGCTTAGCCTTCTTATTGGAAATGCCAATTGTGCCGTATCCATTAATAATATTATGTGTTACGAAATTATAATTCATAATCAAGATGAATTGACGTGTAGCCAATCGGTTGCCACTAATAATAGAGGTTTCAATTTGTACGCCGTCATCTGTGTCTATGCTTTCATCAAGAATACCTATCTTATTGCCATAGGCTACATATACATCTTTATCAACGCTTACAACGGAATTGATGCTATACGTGAATTTCCTAGATGTGAATACACCGCGACCGTCATTGTATCGTGGCAAGTAATGATAGATGAATAAGCTATCCCCATTGTAGGGCTTTATCCACAATTGCTTACGGCTAGGTACATGCCACATTTCACAATCTTTAGTGATGTATTTAAGCAAGTAGGAATTGATATTAAGCCCAGTTTTAAAAGGTTGTATCTCTGCATACGTATTAGTAGGCATGAATGACATAAACCCTTGTTCGCCTAGGTAATATGATCTATCGTCGATATTACATGTTGAACCGCTACAATACCCAGTAGATGATAGCGGGTAAACAGTTAAGTTGTTTTCGTCCGGTGTCCCCACTACTTGATACACGCGCCCGTATTCCTTATATACGATAATTGCACGCGTTAGGAAATCAACGGCGATAATGCTGCCCTGGTCTTTATACCCGACGTCTAACCACTGTGCACTAGATGCATCATTCCCATTGTGTGTCCATGATTGATAATCACCTACCGCCGACCAATTCAACCGGTGCGAATAAATCGATGAAAGTAACACACGTCCGGAATGACTGGATACCATTTCACATGTAGGGCTTTCTACTGTAATGAGTTGCCCAGCCCCCGTAATCGCCTGTAGCTTTCCGCCACTAGCGATAAGAATGTCTCCACCAAAGGCATGATACACAGGCTTTTGCACACCACTTAATACACCTAATAGTTTGTGAGTGCTGAAATCTGTTTCATATAAATTCTTATTCGATGAAAAATACCAACGCTTCCGATACACATCGTAATACAACGTTTCAATAGGCAAGCCGAAATCATACAGCACTCTAACCCCTGGTACTGTACGCAATGCATTATCCGTTCTATCGAATTCGCATTGCCTAGCTTGCGTTAAGGCTTGCATATCAATATTTTCGGGCGGGTTCGACCAATCAAGGCCCAACCGGAAACCGTTTGTTGTTGCTACCTGTTTTACGCCCATTATGTGATACCCCTTGCAACTTTAATTTGTTCCGTGATGTAGTCAATAAAGGTCTTATCATAGGCAGCATAATCAGTCATAAGGAATTTTTTCTTCACCATAAAAGATATAAGCTGCACTAGATATTGATGAAAGAATTCGGAAAACGGAATAGGATCGTCCATATCATCAACATGGTTTTTGCGTACGCTATAAAATACGCCTTTTACTATTTCCCCGTCATACGTTTCAAATGTTCCGTTAATGATGCGGATGGGATAGCCACTCTTTGGAACGAACCCCATAAAGTCTGACGGTACGGCTTTTAAGTTTGGTATATCCGTATTCTTAACTACTTCGCGGTCTTTAATACTAACCAATATAGTAGCTAGCCAATCAATAGCTGCGTTAATGTACTGGATATATTCTAATTGTTCATCTAGTATTTCGTTACTTTCAACATTAACCAGAGTAATCAGTTCTTTTACAACCATAATCCCAATACCCTTCCGCTATAATGCAATCATTTTCACCTAGTCCGCTGTTAATCGCTTGTAGTGCGTTTACCATATTGGCAGTAATGCCGGTTATATCCATATTCATTACGCGGTACACGATATAGTCAACTAACAACGTTTCAAGTTCTGCCGGTAGTCCGCTTTCATCATCTAGCGTTTTATATCCAGCCGTCTTTATATAATCAACGGTGATTTTCTGTTCATGATCTGCATCAAATACCACCGTTTGTAAATTCAACACGTGATACACTTGCACTTCCGCATCATCTGCTTTAACCTTCAACACTCCAATACATTGAAACGGTAGTACAATTCGCCCCGTTCCGTTATCTTCATGTGTGGCAGTTGCAAGGCTAGGGCAATATTGGCTAATTAAAGCGTTCAATAGGTGATTGCCTTCGTTGTAATACTCCAATAGTTGGTATGGTGTATACGTTTCTTGCGATGTATCGCCTATTTGCATGAACGCCCTATTTACTATTTGTTTTACGTTCATATTCACCCCATATAAGAATAAAGGCGGGTATCACCCCGCCTATACCTATAAATTAGCGTTCAACAACGCCGCCAGTCATTACTTGAATTACGCCGTAGTCTTTGCTATTGAATTTAGTTTTTTCAACTGCACCATAGAACGCAATACCGTTACCAGCAATGTTGCCGTAATCGTCTGTTTGTTCAATGTGTTTCGCTGGTCTAGCTACTGCGAAACATGCCGCCTGTTTGCCCAACAATAAGTTATGGCATACATTCGCACTAGATGCGCCTGTAGTATCAGATAATACGCGTTCGTATTCGTAAAGAATTACACCGTCATATTCGCCTAACGCCCCTGTAAAGATAGGGTTTTTAGAACCGCGAACATTTGCGTTTTGTTGTGCTGCTAACCATTTAGCATCGTCTTTTAAATCACGAGCCGCCCATGGGGATACAAGCATAATATACTTGTCCATGCCGTCAACCTTAATCGGCTGCACTTTAGGGCCGTGCATCATTGCTTTACGTTTCGCACGAGAAATAATAGTTGTTGTTAATTTATCATTTGCCGTAATGCTTGCTTGCGAGTTAGCTGCGCTTGCATATAATACTTCGGTGCTAGTAGGACTTGCAGAAAGTTTAGAGATTAATTTATCGTCTAACCAGTCCGATAACCATTGTTTTAACGCGCTTTTGATTTCTTTCAACATATCATATTGTGTTTTTTGGTCGTCCGCTTCAAAACGGGAAACCGCATTACGCACTAATTGAGTATTTACTTCGAAATCATAAATGTTCAAGATATCTTCTGCACCGGATAATTTTGCTCTATTACCTTCAACGCCGGAACCTGTTAAGTTCATCATCAAGCCGAATACTACGCTATCGCCTTTTACGTTTTCTAAATCTTTGTTTTTATGTACAACGTTGGAACCGTCAAATGCCGTAAATTTATCAAAATAGCTTTCTTTCAAGCCTTCGCGCCATACTTTTTTGGACCATACTTTAGGAACTAAGGCCGCTGGAATATTAACTTGATTTCTTTGTTCTGCCATGTTTTACCTCTTATAATTCGTCAAAATATTTGCGTACATCGTCCGGCAACGCATCAAGGTTGCCTGTTTGATACGCTTTCAAAATATCTTCTTCCGTTACTTTGTTAGGCGTAGGAACGCCACCATTTAACGCGCCAGCTTTTGGCAACGTAGCCGCAACTTGTAAAGGGTTATTCGGTACTTCGGTACTTGTCGCCCGTTCATTTTGCAATTCTGTTACAAATTTTCTAATGGTTTCAAAATCGGCTTCCGTACCTTCGCCAATATCAACACGATAAAAAGCATCGTTAATCGGTTGTGCATCGCGCATCGTCATTCCGTTTAGCTTTTCTAAACCGCGTTGATACAATTCCCCAAAGTTCGGTAATGATTTAATTTCATTTACGAAATTAATGTTAGTTTGTCTTTGTTGATGTATCGCCATTTGCTGATTAGTAATTGTATATTCTGCGTTGGCTTCAAAACGAATGAAATCGTTATATTTCTGTACATCTTCAAACATAAGACTTTCTAAATCTTCCGCCGTAATGTTAAATCGTTTCAATGCTTCACGACGTACAAAGTCGCGAATATTTGATACTTCTTCATCTGGCAATGTAATTGGCCGTTGTTGTGCTTCGTATTGTCTAGCACGTTCTTCCGCCGCTTTACGTCTTGCGCGTTCCTGTGCAAGTGCTGCCTTTAAGTTCTGATCGTTCGCATGCGTTTCTTCCGTTTCTTCGTTAGTGTTCGGCATTTCCGGTTCTACTTCCGCATCATTCGCATCACTTTCTGCCGCATCATCTGTAGAGGTTTCATCTGGTGCAGTTTCCTGTGTATCCGTTTCTTCGGCAGTTTCTTCCAGTTCAACGCCCGCGTTTTCTAAATCTTCCGGTGTGAAACCAGCTTCTTCGATGTTTACTAAATCTTTTTCCATATCAAATACTCCTTATTGCCTTTTAACGTCATTGCCGGACGAATATAAGAATATGGCAGTTTAACGCCGTTGCCGGGCGATAATGTATAAGCAAGCCTTTTAACGCCATTACTTAGGGCGAAAGAAATATAAAAAACGCCCCATTACGGAGCGTTTATTATTGTGTTGATAGTTTATATTACATAGTGCCTAAATCGTTCATAGGCGGTAAAATTGGCGGTGCATTTTGAATGTTTTGTTGTTTACCTTTCAAGGCTAACCGTTCCGCCATAATTTGTTGCGGTGAAATCTGTACTCCTAGCGTTTGTAAATACATGCTTAACGCTTCCGCCGGCATATCATCTAAGCTGCCGCTAACACGCAATTCTGGTAAAGCTGGCTTTTCTGCTGCTTCTTGCATGCGTTTCTTAACCGTTTCTTTTTCCGGGAAGTCCATAAAATCGAGAATGATATCCATAGGAATATCAACGCCGCTTTTCTTGGCTTCCAATAATTGATATAGGTTAGCACGCCTTGCCGTTGCGCTTGCTTGGCTTGTAGTGATTACGATATCAAAATCAAAGGCGGATAGATCATATAGTACTTGTTTAATCGGGTTACCTTCCGCATCACGTTGCGGTTGCCCTAATGCATCGGTTAATACCTGTTCTTGCATAGGTTGATTTAAACCCGGTGCAATCTGTACAAATTCCTTTTGCCCGTCATCGCCCATAATGCGCATTGCTTTGGCTTCATTGTAGAATTGCGGGATTAAACCCGGGGCGTTTTTCTCGCCCCATAACAATTTAACAATTTGGCGTTCTGCTTCTTTTGATTGCTCAAAGATGCCAGCCGTTTGAACGGTTGTTACTGATTGCCTTAAATCAATAGCCTTGCCACTCATTGCCCCTACGCTACCGCTTAGACTTTCCGGAGTGATACCGCTGATAGAATAGAAATCATTGCTTGATTGCTGTTCTAAGCTAATATTAATATTGCTATCCATTGCCGGCGTGCCGTCTGTGAATGATACGCCCGGCGGTAGATATATATTCGCACCCGGTTTCGTGCTGTTTTTATTAATATCACGTTTAAGTTGTTCCGTGAATTGACCTTGCCAGAACTTTACGCCTAATGATTGCTGATTAACAACGTGCATGCGTTGGCTTCTGTTCTTATTTAGTTCCCTTTGTGCATCTTTAATATCACGCACTACGCCAGCGGGTTCGAGTTCATCATCTACCAGTTCGCCGGTGTAATAGCAATATTCACGCACTAATGGGAATTTACCGTGCTTATAAGGACTTTCGCCTTCCTCAAGTAGTACATCATCGGCGAACGTCGCATATCTGATTTTAGTATCTGGTATGCTAGTAGGCCTCTTACCAGTAGCCAATAATACAACAAATAACGGGTTATCTTCATCAATTAGCCCCTCTTTTGTCATGTATACGTTTTTCTTGCCGTATTCTTTATACCAGTACTGCACTACACGGATTTTATTGTAGTTATTGTTATACCAAAGTGCTTCGCCGTCCACCGTTTCAACTATGCCGGCTTCCTGTTCGGTATCATCATATTTATGTTTTAACGCATCAATTTCGTTAATCTTATCCGGATATACTTGTTTTAGTTTAGCGGAACTTTCCCAACTATAACGGCCAACATATTGCGCATCGCTTAAATCGTCTTTCTTACATTCAGGATCTATGAAAGCATCAAACGGAGATACACGTTCAATTTGAATAGTCCCGTCTAACTTCGTATAGTCGAATTCATAGCTTACCCAATAATTAGCTAAACCGCAAATAATCTTATCGCGGAAACATTTTCCCTTATTGCGTTGATAGTTCGCACGGTCTAAACAGTATTTTGTAATACCTTTAGCAACGCGGCTTATTCTATCATCTTCTTCGGAACGTGGTAAAAAGTCAGGTTCCGTTTCGTTCTGCGATGCATATCCGCATAACAGATTAATTACCGGTCTAATTCTATTAATCGTGATTGCTGGCCGTCCAGCTTCACGCATCTTTTTCAAGTCTGCATCTTGCCATTGTTTCCCTTGCATGAAGGCAAAATCTTCGGCAGCAGCCTTGCGCCATTCTGACGTGGCGGCCAACGCACTTTTTACAT